TGAAGCTGCTATGAAAATTATAGAAGACTTTAATGAATATGTTTTAAATAATAATCATAATCCAATACAAGAGTATAAATCATACAGTCGATATAAAGTTACTGATTATGAAATAAGACATTGGACTACTGTTGATCAAAAGTATTGGACGAAGTTTAATATTGGTTCTAGGCTGCTTGAGAAGTATAATGTGGCCCCGCTACAGTACTATGTAATGACTAAAGAAGATAATGATGGTAAGGAAAGTTCAATTACAATTAAAGGTCTTAGTATATATGGTTACTTTAAAGATGATGGTACACTATACAAAGTTTATCAACCTAAAGTTTCTGATAAGAAGTTTATTAAGGTTAAAAACTATATCCAAGGATCTGATCAATTAAAATATGATAAAAAGTATCTTGTAATTACATCTTCACTAAAAGACTTAATGGCCTTTAACAGGTTAAAGTTAAATGATGCAGAATCAATTGCGCCTGATAGTGAGAATACTTTGATACCAGAAAGCATGCTTAAGAATATAATACCAGAGTATGAAAAGATATTTGTTTTATTTGATAATGATGAAGCAGGTATTCGATCTATGAAAAGATATAAAGAAAAGTATGATTTTAACTATGTAATCTTAGATATGGAAAAAGATTTATCTGACTCAATTAAGGTACACGGTCTTACTAAAACCAGAGAAGTTTTATTACCTCTATTAAAGAAGCTGATATGAAAAATTTAAAGAGTAAAATAAAAGCAGACATGTATGATTGGAGAATCAAAAAGAAAAGCTCATTGATTCCTTTTAAAGATAGTATGATTCCTAAAAATGCCGTAGGGTTTGTTTATGTTATGGAGATGCTAAAAGATGGTAACATGTATGCATACATAGGTAAGAAAAACTTTTACAGTAAAAGAAAAAAGAAGTTTGGTAAAAAAGCTTTAGCTGCTATAAAAGATAAGCGTGCTAAGAAGTATGAGATAATTACTAAGTTAGATTATCATAATTACTTCAGTAGCAATAAAGAACTAAAGCAAGCTTACAAAGATGGATTACATATTAATAGAGTAATTATTAAGATTTGTTTCAGTAAAGCAGAGCTGACCTATCAAGAAACTAAAGCTCAATTTAAGCATGAAGTTTTAGAAAAGGATTACTATCTGAATGGAAATATATTAGGAAGATTTTACAAAGGAAAAATATGAATAAAGAAGTTTTAAAGAACTTACTGACTATGATGCGATCAAGTGATAAAGACAATCACTACATGGCAATGCAAGCAATTGTAAATCTGGGAGATCCCAGTACTGTAATAGAAAATTACAAAGAAGAATTATTATTCTTATGGTTATATGGCAAACCTCATCTTGAGGATTGGGCGCTTGTAGATGCAAGAGTTACAAGAGTATTTCGTGACTTAGTAAACAAACATAGACCCAAAGGGGTAGCTACTGTATATAAGCTAGATTTAAAGTATAAGGAAAGATGGTTAGGTCATATGATAGGACCAAATGCTCGCATTAAAAAACCATGGGTTGCAGAATTGATGATTGAAGAGATTATCAATGAGAAAAAGAGAATATTTAATGCTCTTGATTTTAAATACAAAGAAATCCAAGTAAATATAATACAATGAATAGACAAGATTCACTGAGTAAAACATCAAAAGACTTGATGTTAAAGGAACCCTATTATGGTTTCTTTTTATTAATGTTACACAAGAGTTGGAGTGATCAACTTCCAACTGCAGGTGTATGTAAAAATGGCATCAACTTTCAATTGATGATCAATGAGAAGTTCTGGACTGATCTGTCAGAAGATCACAAACTAGGACTACTGAAGCATGAATTACTGCACATTGCATTTCAACATCTTACAACCTTTACTATGTTTAGTGATAAGAAGATGGCCAACATTGCAATGGACATGGAGATCAATCAATATATAGATGGACACTGGTTACCTGAAGGTGGTATAGATATAAATGATTATGCTGATCTTGATTTAGATAAAAAAGCTGGTTCTAGATATTATTATGATAAGCTTAAGCAAGCTCAAAAGGATAAAGAGAATAATGGATCCTGTGGAGATGATAATATGGATAAGCTTCTTGATGGTATGGGGCAAGGTCAAGGTCAAGTTACAATTGGACCAGCTAGTGGTAGAGATGGGGATAAAGAGGTTGACATTCCTAATCATGAGTGGGAAGAATTTGAAGACATGCCTGATGCAGAGAAAAAACTTATTGAAAAACAACTTCAAAGAGTTCTTACTGAAGCTAAGGAGCAAACAATTAAAAAGAGAGGGTACGTACCAGGTGAGATATCAGGCCTTATTAAGCTTGATGAAGTTATACCACCTAAATTTAATTGGAAGCAGTATATTAAGCGCTTCACGGGTATATCTACAAAGATCTTTACTAGAAAGCTAAGAAGAAAAGAGAACAAAAGGTACTCTGATAATCCTGGCCTTAAGATAAAGATGAGACAAAACATGCTTGTTGGTATTGATACTTCAGGCTCTGTTTGTGATGATGAATTGAAAGAGTTTATGAATGAAATACATCACTTGTATAAAGCAGGTGTTGATATTACAATTGTACAATGCGATACCCAAATCCAATCTATCAAGAGGTATGATGGAAAGTTTGAACTAGAGGTATCAGGTAGAGGAGGTACTTATTTTGAACCTGTTCTAGAACATTTTGAACAAAACAGACAGTTTACAAGCTTAATCTATTTTACAGATGGAGAGGCTTGGACAGATATGAAACCCAGGAAACCAGTCCTATGGGTATTGTCAGAGAGATCTGATTTTAATGATAGCTTACCAGGAAAACAAATTAGATTAGAACTTTAAAAATTAAAAAAAATGAGTGAAAGCACACAATTAAACGTTGATGAGTTGAAAGACTTTTTAAAACACATGGTGAAAAATAATCAGCATATTCAAAATGAAGGTAAAGTACCTGTTGCTGTAAATATTGAAGGTGATGCGGGCCTTGGTAAAACATCCGCTATTGTCCAACTTGGTAAAGAGTTGGATATGGAAGTTGTAAAGATTAATCTATCTCAGATAGAAGAATTGGGTGACCTAGTTGGGTTTCCTGTAAAAGAATTCAAAATTGCTAACAAAGATGGCCAAAGTACTTGGATTAATGAAAGTCAGATGGATGCTGCAATGAAGAAGGGTTACAAGGTTGTAGATAAAAGAATGTCTCATGCTGCTCCTGAGTGGATTCAGGGTAAATCTGAAGGTGGTTTCTTGGTTCTTGATGATTACACTCGTGCTGATCACAGATTTATGCAAGCTACTATGGAGTTAATTGACAGACAAGAATATATTTCTTGGTCTCTTCCTAAGAACTGGCATGTTATCCTGACTACTAATCCAGACAATGGTGAGTATCAAGTTACTAGTCTTGATGATGCTCAAAGAACTAGATTTATTTCTACAGAAGTAAAGTTTGATTCTAATGTATGGGCTCGTTGGGCAGAGAATGTTAATATTGATGGTAGATGTATTAACTTCTTATTGATGAATCCTGAAACAGTAACTCAGAAAGTTAATCCAAGAAGTATTACTACATTCTTTAACTCTATTAGTTCTATTGATAAGTTTGAGGATGAGTTGCCGCTAATCAATATGATTGGTGATGGGTCAATTGGTGCAGAACCTTCTGCATTATTTGCTATGTTCATTAATAATAAATTAGATAAGATTATTAGCCCTGAACAGATTCTTACAAATGATGACTGGAACTACGTCAAAGGCTCTTTGACTAGCTGTATCGGTAAAGATGATGACTTTAGGGCTGATATATCTAGTATTATTTCTACTAGAATTATCAACTTTTCATTAATGACAGCTAACAAAGGTTCAGTACCACAAAAGATGATTGATAGAATTATCTCCCTGGTTACTGACTGTGATTCATTTACTGATGACTTGAGATATTACATGGTTAAGGAGATTCTTAATGGTCATAAAGCCAAATTCTCAAAACTGATGTTAAATCAAAAAGTAGTCGCAATGACTGTAAAATAGTTTTTATTTATCACAAACTGAGGGGTGTAAAAGCCCCTCTTTTAAAATTAAAAAAAATGAGTATAGAAAAAATACCATATGTTGACATAAATGCTAGTATTACAAAAGATGAGTACGGCAAAATAATTATAGAAGATGTATCATGTAATAATGCAGGTATAAAAAATATAATTAATAATAATAAACACCACAGCAGTAAATTCCATAATTTAAAATTTAATGCTAGTAAGTGGACACCGCAAATGAAAGATAAGATTTATTTTATGAAAGGATGTACCGTCCCAAGAGTAAAACTTAAAGATTTATCTGTAAAATATAAGATAAGAACTACTACTGACTTAAGTGCAGCAACTGTAGTTGTTGGTAGTAATAGAGCTGGAGAAAAGCTGTTTAAAAGTGATTGGATGCATCTTATTCACCCAAAAGTATTTCTTGCTACCGTAGAAGCTCTTAAAGAAGTATCTCATGATTTTGATAAATATTATTCTAATCAAATAGATGACTTAATGAAAGGTTTTGATTTGGAAGAATTAGAGTATGTGGGTGTTGATTGGCATACTGCTAACTTATGCAATCCTCAAAATAATTCTAATGGAGAGTTACATAAAAAGATTCTTGAAAAACTAAATCTTACTATAGATCAATATAAATCATCTGAATATTCATTACGTAGAAATAGTAATCATATATGGATTATTACTGATGATAATTTAGAAATTTATGAGGAGGTTCAGACTAAAAATATCATTGAGCAGAATGCATTGCTTGAAGTTGTTAATGGTGATGATGCTGTTTTAATTGATTTGGATACATATCAAAACTTAAGAAATATGTTCAAGAGTTCTGACAGTGATAACCATGTAATGGCTATGGAGATTATGGCTAACTCTAATTATTTAGAAAGTCTTCTCTTCCTTGAAATGTTATTTTTTCATCACAGTAGTCAGATTGATTGCTCTAGAACTAAGAATCATGTTAACTTTAAGTCATTAAAGAACTATCTTGGTAAAGGTAATTATAGTAGTGGTCATATTGATGATGTTATTGCAAGTTTATTATCTTTTGATAAATTAGATCAGTATGCTCTTGAATTTATTATGGAAGATAGGAAAGAATACTTTAGTAATAATGGTTATTCTGGCTATATTCAACCAACTTCTTATGGTATAAATCCAGAGTTTCAGCCGCGGTTAAATTATCAATGGGTCCATAAAACTGCAAACTTTATAGATGAAAGTACAGTGCCTGCAGTTGAAGAAGACGAGGTTGTTGAAGATACTGTAGATAAAGTTGAAGTTTCTGAAGCCGTGCAAGAATTTTCAGCACATCTAGCAGATCCTGAAACTGAAGAAGAAGAAGTAGAAACAGAAGAAGAAGCTACAGAAGAAGTATTAATAGCAGAAAAAGAAGAAGTAAAGAATGAAGAAGAGTTTGATTGGTTCTGATGAACTAAATGCGTTTTATAATGAGAAGTTTTACTTTAGTTATAGCAGCATAAACAAGCTATTGTTTTCACCAAGTATGTTTTTTAAAGATTACGTGCTTAAACAAAAGGAAGAAAGTGTTGACCCTCACCTTGTAAAGGGGAAGGTCATACACTGCCTTCTTTTAAATCCTGAAGACTTTAATAGTGAGTTTATAACTGTGCCAGGTAAGCTTCCAAGCGGTAACAACAGGTTGATAGTTGATGAAATTTTCAAATTATATTTGGAAGGTTCCGATAATTCATTAACTTTGGACACATATGAGGCTACAATAGTAGATCTCTTAGAGAAAATAAACTTGCATCAAAAGCTTAAGACTGATGAGGCAAGAGTAAAGAAAATCTTAACAGCTGATAACATTAGCTATTTTGAATTTCTGAAATCAAGTCAAGG